GTGGTGCCTTACATCGATGTTTCCCATGTAAAGTATGACACTCTTTGTGCCTTCAGGGTAAGAAAACTCGTCCTTCTTCTTGAGAAAACCGTGGAGCGTCTGTCCATCGTTTCTGCTTATGTTTGCGCCTGGCTGGTATACAGAAACAGAGTGGCTATCGCCATAGATGAAGGTGTCACTCTTAAGCATGAGATCTATACGCTTGATCGAACTTGATATCCCTGTATAGAGATCAGGATCTAAGGACTTCCATTCATCACACGCAGAGTTGGCCCTTGTGCGAAGAAGCTCTCCAATGTCTGGCATGTCTTGGTTGAGTATGAAGATCTCTCCCCTAAAAAGAGACAGCCTCTCTATCCTTGAAGCAGTTTCACTATTTGCCCCTCCAAAGAGATTGAATGTTCCTCTAAACTCCATTGGAAGAGATATAAGCCAGGCATCATAATCATTTACGTTGTCAGACTTTGAAAGCACATGTACATCCAATCCAACATGAGATAGCTGTGATCTTAGAAGATACGGCCATGAGGATTTATGGGATTCTAGCTTTGGACTGAATGTTGTTACAACATCGTCTATTGCTATTCTTTTGCCTCTAAGCCTATCTAAAGCATCATACAGTGTCATTTCTTCTCATTGATATAGTTCTCTAAACCTTGAATGTATGCAACAGCATCAAGAAGGTTATCCCTCTTGTGCTGGTAGCTCTCTCTGGAAAGCTTGAGTGCAACCAAGGCTTTGAACATGTGTTCAGCACCAAGGTCTAGTCCTGTCATTCCATTGAATATCATTGCTGCTCTTTCCATTCCTTCACTGAATGGGCCGTACTGACGATCAGACTCTTCTGATCGATTGTTGACGATTTCATCTGCTTGACGTAGTATGCTCATAGTGATTGTTATATCAATATGTTTTTCTCATTGTTTATCCATTGTAGGTACTTCTTTAGCTCTTTGTCCTCTACTTCTATGTCATACACCCCTTCCTGGAATATCTTCCAGGAGTCTGATGCATACTTTCCAACACCAGGCAGATCGTTGATGTTGACTCCATCCCATTCCATCCAGGCAAGGGAGAACTTCTTCCATTGTTTTGCCCTTCTGTTGTAGAAACCAAGAGGTCTTATGATATCAATAATCTCATCATCGCTGGCCTTGATGAGTGTTTCAGGTGAGTCAAACCTTGAGAAAAACTCATGTCTTACCCTATCTACTTGTTTGTATGAAGTTTGGTTCAGCATCATGCATACGATAAGCATCTTCCAGGGATCTTGTCTATACATCTCCTGTCGGTAGACATAAGGGCTCGTTGGAACACTCAGGGTTTTTTTCATGTGCCTAATATATAAGGAAACTGTACTCTGTGAAAACCTTTTTACAAGCAACAAGGATAAATGAGTCCAAAGAGGCAAATGAGGCCATCAAGAACCTCAAAAGACTTCATAGGCTTGAAATGGAGATACAGGACATACAAACCAATGTCATAGAGCTTTATGACAAGGCCAAAAGGCACGAAGAAGGCTCTAAGGAGAGAAACGCCATCGAAAAAAGGATCAAGAAGTTCATGGAGGACAAGATCGAGATCACCAAGGAGATGGAGTACGAGAGGAGGGTTTTGCTGAATTCTCTGAACTCCATAGACACAAAAGGTGATTTAGACGAATTCTTTGATTAAAAAATATTTACACTATGCCTGCAAGATCACAACAACAACAGAAGATCATGGGATTGGCACTTGCATACAAGCGAGGAGATGTCCCTGCGTCTGAAGTCAGCGACAAGGTCAAACAACTAGCAAAGACAATGACACTAAAAGAGTTGGAAAAATATGCATCCACAAAGCACAAAGGCCTTCCTGTAAAGGTAAAGGAGTCAAGAAGCAACCTTCCTACGTTCGTTGACTTCATGAGAGAAAAGGAAGAAGGAGGAGAAGATGTTGATGTTGAAATGGACATTGACATGGATTCAGATGCTGAGATGACTGGAGATGAAACCATGGTCAACGTTGTTTCCAAGACTCCAATGAAGCAAAACATGCACTCGTACGAATGGAGCGAACCAGAATCAAAGATGATGCAGTATCAGCTGAAGAACATCGTTGAAAACGCAGAGGAGCTGATTCAAATGATCGAAGGTGTTGATGAAATTGAGGATTGGGTACAGGCAAAGGTAACACTCGCAGACGATTACATCTCAACACTGCGTGACTACATGAAGCACAGGGACTAAAAAGAACAATCAATTAAAAACAAAAAGGGGACTACTTGGTCCCCTTTTTTATTTGGTCTTTTAATCGTGTTAGAATAATAAAAAAGAGGAAGAGCATAAGCCCTTCCTCTTTTATTTACTGCCTAATCCCTTTTGACGATTAGACTATGCCTGCAGCTGGAGTTTCAACCCAGAATGTGTAGTACTGTGCTTCTGGATAGAATCCTGCCTCAACAAGAGCATAACGGCTCTTGACAGCGATCTTTGGAGACATTGTGCCTTCTGCGATCGTGCTGATTGACTCAGCCATGAGGTAAGGCATGAACTTGATGCCTGGCTCGATGTCTGCGCCCTTGCGGCCGATGAGAACGCGTGTGTCGTTCCATGTCATGTTTGGATCAACATAGACTGTCATTCCAAACAGTGTTCCTGCTGGATACAGCTGACCGTTTGACTGGTTCAGTGTGTTGTCGAATGGAGCAAGCGAGAATCCCTTAACGATGTTAAGAGCTGAAAGAACCTGAGCGTTTGTGACGATGAAGTTTCCAGGGCCACGACGTCCACGTGTGTGGATGAGGTTCGATGCAGCATGGATCTTGCTGACGATGCGCTGCTGGGCTGTCGAGAGGTTCTCGAAGTTTCCGTAGTCAGCGTATGCTGGGATGTTACCGCTCCATGAAAGTGCTGCGTTTGTCTTGCCAATGTATGAAGACGATGTTGCCGATGTCGTCTGTGTTGGATCAAGAGAAAGGTTCAGCGTGAATCCTTGTGTCTGGTAAACATCATAGTTGTTCTGCCATCCAAGAGCAAATGCGCGTGAAAGGATGTGCTTGTTGATCGACTGAGAAACCTCATTGACCAGCACGCCTTCTGCCATTGCAAGGATGTCGATACCGAACTGACGGTTCATGTCCTGGATCTGCTCAGTTGTTACGCTGATTGTCACCTGGAATGTTCCTGCCTGTACGTTCTTTGTGAACGTCTGGATGCCCATTGCACGTGGATAGGTCTCTTCGCCTGTTCCTCTGCTCATTGGATCGTATGCCTTTGTGCCATCCGTGAATGGTCCGTTCCATGTGTTTGTGTCGTTTGCACCAGCACCAGAGAAGCCATAGATGTGGTTCTCAAGAGCCGAAACATAGCCTGGACGGAAAGGTGAAGCCGTTGAACCGTTTGCTGAAGCATAGGCTTCATCGCTTGCAGTGTCTGCGCTTGCCTCACCAAGGATCGATGCAAATGTGTTTCCTGTACCAACGTCAAATACTTGAGCGATTGTTACAGTGTTTGAGTTTGCGCCTGCTGTGTAAGCACCTGTTGAATCGATGTTACCTGTTGACACAACGCGGAAGATCAGATCGCCTGTTACGAATGACTTACCAACATATGTCAGCTTTGCAGCAACATCAGCAGCAAGTGTTACTGAGTATCCAGTTGAGCTTGATGTATCTGCTGCAGCCTGAAGAGGAGCAGCATAGTATGTTGTACCAACAGTTGCATCCTCATATATTGCTGTGGCAGCAATGCTAATCATCAGAGGCTGTGTTGCATCTGAGTTGGTTGTTCCATCAAGGTCAAGCTTGCCACCTGCATAAACGTAATCAAGGTATGGCAGGATGCCTGTTGGTCCTGGCATTGGAATGACAGAAACGATGTCAAATCCAACCGTCTTTGCTGCAACCTGGATTGCAAGCGGAAGAAGCGATGGGAATTTATCACCTGATCCCTGGTACGATGTGTTGTAGAAGTTAGCAGGTGTTGTCATTGCTGTGCCAAGGTTTACTGGTCCTTGACCTGGGACGTTGACAAGCTGTGCAAGGCCTGTGCCTTGGAAAGATTCGTTAACGAAGCTTTCGTTCATCTGATGGTAGTGGCAGTACTTTGACATCCAGTTCTTCTTGTAGCCGTCCTTAACGCCTACTGACTCGAGCATTGGTGCCCACTCATTGATGATCTGCGCTTCATTTAAAAGCTGAAGATTATTCATGTTTTTTTGTTATTTTTTTTTATAATTTTCCTAGCAATTGCTTCTTGACATTCTCGATGTAAGAAGTGTTCTTGTTCTGTACAGCTTCGATCGTTGAGTATGGATTTACCGACTCATTGAGCGTTTCTGTAACGTTGCCGTTGAAGTTGACAACATCTGGCCTTGTGGCCCAGAAGTTTCTTATCTGGTATGGCGTATCAAGCTTTACATACTGTGCTTGAGAAGCAATACGCTGACGGCTCTCCTGCGAAAGAGATTCCCAGATTGGAGCATACTCCGTTGGCATCTCTGAAATCCACTTTGGCAGGTTCTTTCTCTCCTTATCTGCGGCTAGTGCAGATTCCCAAATGTTAACTACGTCCTTCTCTGTGAAGAATATCGACTTACCTAAGGCTTCGTTGACTATCTCTTTTTCAGTCACCGGTAGGTCGATGAATTGCTTCCTCTTTTCTGGCGAAAGGTAACGCAAAAATGGGAACTTAGCCGACTCATTCAACACCTGTACCTTTTCTTTTTTGGCTTGTGATATCAAATGATTTACCTTCTCAGAAAGATTTTCACCAGCGATCATCGCTGACTTCTTCTCTTTCATCCTTCTCTTTTTGGTCTTTTCTTTTTCATTGATTGATTCAACTACATAGTCTGAATACTGTATGGCCTTGTCTGTCTGCTCTGCAACATACTCAGTGTATCCAATCGACTTGTTGAGGGCTTCAGCAAGGTAGTCGTTGTGCTTGATAGAGTGATCGAGGTTCTCACCGAGATACTCTGCGTAACCGATTGAGTCGTTGAGGTTCTCTGCAAGGTAGTCACCATACTCAATAGCACGGTTGACGTTCTCTGCAAGGTAGTTGCTGTAGTTGATCGTCTCGTTCAGCTTCTCTGCTACGTAGTTTGAGAACGAGATGTTCTTGTCTAGATTCTCCGCAAGGTAGTTCTGATAGCTGTCAGAAAGATTGAGTCTCTCTGCAATGTAGTTTGAATACTCAATTGAGTCTGAGACTTTTCTCTTGATCTTCTTCGTCTCTGTGATGTTTGAGTCAACGTTCTCAGAGAGGTAGTTGCAGTAGTTTATTGCTCCGTTCAGCTTCTCTGCCAAGTAGTTTGTGTACTCGATGAGCTTTGCATTATTGTCAGAAGAAGTCACGCGATCAAACTTCTTCATCAGTCCGGAGAGCTTTCTTTCAAGTAGCTCAATCTCCTTCTTAACGTGCTTTGAATACTCGTTAAGCTCGGAGACCTTTACTACATCATCCTGTTGATGTGAGCCCATATTCGTTGTATTTTTTTCTGATTTTTTCTTTTCGGTTTCTGGAAAGAGCGATGAAGGATCATACATCTCCGAAACATCATAGATATGTATATTTGACTTTGGAGAGAATCCTAAAGATTCGTTTACGAGAGAAAGCTGTGCGTTCTCAAATCCTGGATCAGCAACAAGGTCGTATGTAAAGATCTTCTTCAACTTGACCTTCTTGTCTGGCCCAACTACGCCTGCTGCCCTTGATGAAATGGAGAGAGGAACACCTGCTTCAATGAGCCTTCTTGCGGTCATTCCGGCATCTGTGTTCAGGAGTCTAACCTTTCCTTTGAGAGTCCTGCTTGATTTATCGTAAGAGAGGTCCTCGATGATGTGTGATACCTTCTGAAGAGAAACGTCAAACTTGTCTGGGTGATCAAGTTCTCCCATAAGCCTCTTCGTCTTTATCTTTTCTCTGAGATAGTCGAGGTGTGGAAGGTATTCGTTTTCTTCATAGATCCTGTCGTTGTTGTTCACAACTCCAAACTGGGCGAATATTCCTTCTAGGACAATGTCTCCATTGCCTTCATTCTTTGATTCAAGAATGGTGCTAGAATTCTCCAGTATTAAAAGAAGCTTTTGATCCATGTTCATGTTTTTATTAAGCGCTATAACTCTTGGGTTTATATATCAGTTAGTTTAGAAAAATTATGAAAGGAAAAGGTTCCTCTCCCTCTCTCTTCTTTTCACAAGGCCTTCCATAGTTTTACCGTTTGCCTTGACAAACCTAAGGAACTCATCTGCTGCTCCTTTGTAGTCCCCGGTGTTTAGCTTTTTTATGAGCGTGCTTTTTCTTAGGGCACCTGCACCTATGTTGTACGCAAGAGAAACGAGTGCATCGTATTGGTTCTGGCTCAGTGGAACGGTTACCATTTTTTTCACTGCTGCTTCAAAGCTTGAGACCGTTTTTCTGAGCAGGGCTTCTGCCTGTTCTTTTGTGATGGATGTGTATTCTCCGGGCTTTATTGTGTTGCCATATCCTATTGTAAGGCTTCCTCCTGGGCAGGTGTACGGATATGATCTAAAGCCCTCAAACTCTTTCAACATGTCTATGAGTGTTTGTGATGCTGAGAGGGAAGACGTCTCTACTGCAACGGAAGCTGCGTCCTTTTGATCTTCTTGTGAATCTTCAACCGACTTGT